ATGGGATTCATGATGATGAATAGCTCATGTCCAACCTGTGAGGGATGTGGCTCGAAATCGTCAGGTTGTCCTTCTTGCAACCACACAAAGGAGATTCGGGAGCAGAAAGAGCTCTCAGTCAAGATTCAGTCTGGTACACAGAATGGTGACCATGTTCTGATACCCCACATGGGTGAACAGGCGAGAACATCAGATGAGATTGCAGGTAACCTTATCATCCGACTCCAGGTCCTTGACCACAAGGAGTTTATTAGGGAGGGGAATGACTTGGTGGTTGTTCGCCGAATATCATTCGAAGACTCTGTGAATGGGACTATACTTACTGTGAAACACTTTAGTGGAGAGTTTAAGGTTTCTACCCAAGACTTTGGTGTCATAGACCCACGCCAAAAGTACAAGATTCCAGGCCGAGGGATGAAGGGTGGAGACTTGTACGTTATTTTCGACATACAATATCCTCCCAAGACTGTTAGATATGTACTTACCGATTCAGGCTCTATCTGAAAGTGATTTGCAGGATATTGGCATTGCACCAAAGGAAATTCTCAAGGGAATTTACATAGATCATTCATTCGATCTGACTGCAGTATGGTATGGACCACGATTCTTCAGGGGTGAGGTGCGCCCAATTTACCTCGTCCTTAGTGTCTAGGGTTCTGGTCGGCAGCTGAAGATGTAGTACCAACTACGCTCGAGGTAGTGTGCCACCTCTGGCGACTTGTGCATCGACACCTGATCAAGCAGCCTCTGATAATACACCTTTGATCTCAGATGAACTCTCTCTCTACAAACCCCAAAGCAGGCGCCAAAATACCACTTCATAGTCTCCGGCTTTGGATACTTCCTATTTATGTACGTTTCGAACCATTTACCGATACACGTTGGAGCCTGAGCAAGGTATTCACCGTTGTATTCCAAGAGTCTAAACGTATAAGGATACCCCTCATTCTCATAGTTCAGCGTGATCTCTTCTTTGCACCAGTCATTCACCCACTGTGTCAAGTCGCCGATGGGCGGCCGGTGGACGTGATCGAATGGATTTGCCTGAATAAAGATGAGATTGTTGGTCAGACACTCATAATTGTCTATGATGTGAGTCAGGTATGTGTGAGCCTCTCGGCCAACGTTGGACATGGCCACAACCTCCACATCTGGAATCTGTATTGGATCTCCTTTATTATATACACGGACACATTTACGTATATCATATGGGAGTTTGTCAAGCCATTCAAGACTTTCGTTATAGCGAGCTATAACTATGTTTAGATCCATACTATGCCTAGGCAGTTTTGGATATGACTACTGGCGCGCCAGCCACCGTCTTGGCCACTGGAGCTGAACCTGAAACCGTCTTGGCCTCTGGAGATGATGGGGGTAGTGGTGCATCGCATGTATCCATCAGGTTCTTGTCGAGAAAGGTCTTTGCGTTGTACCAGTTGTATGCAGTCTTTCCAGTTGTCCAGAGCGAAATGAGTGAGATTATGAGGGTGATCCAGTGAGCTGCACCCTTGGTCTTGGTCGATATCCAGAAAAAGAAGAGGGTAAGGACCAGCATGAATGCGCCATACAGTGGAGCAAAGAGGAGAGTTGCACCCTCTTTCATACCAGCGAGTGGGGATGACTTGTAACTGAGATATCTCGTCTTGCCGTTTGATGTAATAGATGGGCAGGATGGTGAAGACATTAATGTATAACAATATTTTAAGTTCTTGAATTGACTGGAAACTTCTTCTTGAGAGCTGAGCTCAAATCGTAACTATCAATCAATACGGTAATAATATTCTGGCACGCGTGATGGTGTCTGATACACTCGTTAACCTTCTGGAGCATCTGCTCCTTGGCAGTTGCATTAGTCGCGCTCAATCCTAGATTGAATCCACCATATTCAGCCTCATCTTCATCCAGTGCCTGATTGATCCAGAAAAAGCTGTAATTCGATGGACGATTTGCGATCGTCTCTTTAATGAAGTTCAGGGCTTGTAGCGTATACTCGTAAAACTTTGTGAAACTGCGATTTTCTGTCCAAGTGAGCTTACCGAGTGAATGCATCATCGCATAAGTCTGGCAGAATTGCATAGTCTGGGGAATCTGGCACTCGGTATAAGGGTCAAAATCCTTCGTCGCTCCAGGGGGTCTCGAGAGGTAATGACCTGAACCTTTCAACCTACCTGTGAAGAAGACACGTGGAACTTGTTGAACATTTCTCATTTGTTGTTGAGATTTTGTCACACCCAATGACTGAATCACGGTTGGGTCACCCATGAATATGGTGAGAGGTGTAAAATATGTGTTTGTCCACAACTGTTCATAAGCCTCCAATAGAGGATTCTTTTTTACGTTTGCTTGATGTGCTTTCAATTCTTTTAAACTCGAAAACGGTTGGTCTATGTCAGCAGTTGTAGGAGCTGCAGACATGCTTGCCTTACAAGTGAGTAAGATTTTTATGCCATCATTCCTGATGCTCAGCGTCTTAATCTCTGATCGAAAGCCTCTTGGCCCTTCTCTTATATTCTGCGTTACTCAGGTTTGGTGGTCTATACGTGGAAATACCAATTGCACCAGCAGTCTTTGCTACACCAGTTGATGGTGCTGCCACTGGAGCGACTGGGACTGCAACCGCTGGGGCTTTCTTTGCCCAGAAGCGGTAGTTGATGCACGTGGGTGGTCCATCCTTGTTCTTGTAATAGTCATATCCCATAAATGCCGCAATTGCCATCAGGATCAAAATCAAAAGAGCCGAAGCCTGCATTTACTATACGTATAGAGAATAAAATGGTGTATGAGATATGATGTCAATCAAGCGTCTGGTTGAAACCGTATACCAGACACTAGGCCCTGGTTATACTGAGGGTATATATCATAATGCCCTGGAGGTTCTCCTTAGAAAAAATAGAATGAACTACGAAACCGAACGCATAATACCCGTTACATTTGAGAATCATGTGATTGGCAACTTGCGAGCTGACCTCATCGTAGACGGATCTATAATAGTCGAACTCAAAAGTACACGGACTTTGACCGGTGCAAACCGACTCCAGCTCCAGACATATATGCATCTCCTCGGAATAACAGATGGTCTATTGGTGAACTTTGGGTCCGAACGCGGACTGCAAATGGAACAAGTCTCTGGAAGACTCGGGCAATTTCAAGTTGTTCCTTCTCCCACAACTCTGGATCTCTATGCCCAGCCTCCATCGCCTCGATAGCCCGCTCAAGGTGTGAGGCTGCATCGAGTACGTAGAATTCATTCGATATTCCAATCAGTCTCCCTAGTATTCTCCTGACTTCTGATATCAGCCTCTCTATATACATACTAGACTGTTGGGATATATTCCCATTTAAGATCGCTGCAAATGTTCTTCCAAATCTGATCCTGCTTATATAGTTTCTCTTTTGATTTCAGGAGAGGGAAGCAAGGCAGGTATTCATCTTCACTTAGGAGCTCGCAGAACTTGTAAAGAACGTACGAGTAGCTTAAAAAGTTTTTGCGATCAGCTGGGCAATGCCTCTCAAAGGGTGCTTGAACCTGGTTGAACATGAGACGAAGACGATCCTCAAGAGCCTGAGTCATCGTCGGAGGTTGAATCCCATTGAGAATCGTTGCAATATAGGGTGAGTGCTCATAGTATTTGTTTAGTCTAAGCTTCTTGAGCACCTCCTTCACCTTGCTATTAGTAATTTCAGATACATCCTTGATGCGGCGCTTCTTAAATTCAGCTCGGATCAGGTTGATGACTTCGGGTGGAACAGTTGTAGACTCTTTCGCCTGAAACTGCGCAATCCATTCATTGAGATGGTTGTCACGCTTGTAAGAGTAGTTGATATTCTTCTCCATCTCTTGCTCCTCCTTGAACCCCATCTCTTCACCGAGTATGTAATCTGCTCTGCCACACTGCATGCAGATCTCGTCGCTCTGTGCAGAGTCGGCTATGAAACTGTTTGATCCGCATGTGCAAGTGCGAAACAGGCTAGAGCGAGGAGCCGGTTTATCTGTCGACTTTCCTTCTACATTCTGCAGATAATTGTCGAATATATCCTTGCGCTTCACTCCTCCACGCTTTGATGAAAAGAGTGACGATGTCTGAACTTCAATCTTCTCGGTGTACTCCGCAATGTAGGGGATGCACTGTGCTATATACTCATACATCTTGTCCGGGTCCCCCTGGAGCTCTCTTATTCGTTCATTAAATCGAGCTTCCATTAAAGCTAAGGTTCTCTATTCTTTTAATATGCTCCGAGAATTCTTCTTTTTCGTGGTTGGTATTCTGAATATGTTCAGGCCAATCGATTGGAGTATAATTCAGATGAAGAAGTTTGGCGAGACGAGCATCTACAAGTTTTTCTACAATGGCAAAGTGTTCAAGTATGTGGGTGACAAGTTGCCAGAGAATCTCGGACGAGGGTTTTTCATCCCCATCAAGTCTGCTCGGTGGAATGGCGCAGACGTGACTGAGTATGTCAAGAAGTTTGCTGGGCCTCGCCAGGACTTTTACAATAAGATGCCCGACCTACCCGCAATGTTCTATCATGTGGTTGAATCAAAGTGGATACCAAAGCTCCGAGTAGTTCGGGGGAATGGTATTCGCATTGAGTTGACTTTTCTGGAGGACAAGAAGGTAGAGCCTCTGGAGGGCAAACTTGAGGTGACCAACCTGATGGGTCAGACAAAGACGTATGACTCAGTCAACCTTGGGCGCAAGGTAGAACTTCATGTCACCGAGGTTAGCAATTGAATACTTCAGAACAATAGGCATGTCGGATTCCTTCACGTGTTGAAGGATCTGGACACTCGAACACATCCCAGTAGCCTTGGTGAACAGATTCATATACTTGAGGCTGAATAGATTGCCCACCCTGCAATCCACCTTGACGGGACACTCGATCACAGTACTCTGATTTGCAAAGTCTCCCTTGCAACTCAGCTGCAGCTCCGTACCATCCCGATAAATTTCAATGTCATTTGCGAGGTTGCCCATATCACGGCAGATTCGCTGAAAGTCAACCGAAGGGATGGTTGTCATGACATCCATCTGAAGCTCGGGGACATCGAGGATGTCCTCGTTAATGTCGAGAAGCTTCAGGCTAAACTTAGTCTTGGACTTTTTAGTCTCATTCTCAATCACAAACTCTACAAACTCTGAATCGTCACACGTCAGAGTCAGAGTATCGTTGTTTGTCACCGACTTGAGGAGCTTGTATGTATTGGACATGTTCATTCCTGCGATGATTTGGCTAGGGCAGGAGTACTCTTCAAAGTTCTCCGAGTTGAGATGCATGTGAACCAGTGACACCCTGGCAGTATCCAGACTGAGGATACGAATACCGTCTGCATCAAAATAGACATTCACATCGTTGATGATATCCTTGAGCACCTCAAAGATGTTACGGAAGGCGGTTGCCTGGATAGTCTTGAGATGCATCGTAGATTTTTAGGCTTTTAATTTTTTAACTCTGTCATAGCCTCATCCAGTGATTTATTCATCCTGTCTTCTAGTTCTCTGGAAATAGTTGGTTTGAGTGATTGACCGTACATGTCAAGGTTGAAGAGTCCACTGTCACTTTCGGTATTGTCCAGACAGGACATTCCTATACATGCCGATTCATACTCTGTAAATGATGAGGGGAGCATAGACTCGAGCCAGGCTTTGACCTCACCACCCACCAGCATCTTGCCGTCAGATGTGACGAGGGTGGGTACACGTTCAACCCGTTTTGGGACACCCTTGTTGACGTTGTGAAACTTGACCATGCTCTGTAGAGCTGGGTTCTGCTGGATATACTGAATGATCGACACACAATGTTTACATTTGTCACTGAACACCAGCACAGACATCTTCTATTACTGCTAATTTGATTGAAATTATTTTGACGCATAAGAATAAATGCGGACTCTCGCAATTGTTCTGCTTGTTGCTGGATTAGCTTGGACTCTCAAGGGTAAGGTGGAAATGCTTGAGGCTTCGCCGGTTCTGAGTCAAGACACTGTACCAGCTTCGGCGATCCAGGCTATTCTGAAGGATGTTGTTAGGCAAAAACCAAATCTGTACCCCCTGGACACTGTCTTCGTCCGGCCCGAGGGTTCGATGATTGTGGGCCGCTTCCTCTTTATGGATCGGACCAACTATTCCGGTATCCAGTATGATGTCAGAGCTGAGCTCCTGGGTGACCAGCAAGTCAGAGTCACTGAGATGCAAGCAACTGTCAACCCCAACCTCGTCGGTCCATTCAAGCCCTATGGCAAAGCCAGCTACATCAACTATAAGGATGTGACTGGAGGTCTGGATGCGGAAATATTCGATGTAAAGAATATGATGGGTACAGTATGATTACAGCGCGTGAAATACAAAAGATTGAGACGGAACGAAGAAAAATCAAAAAGGAGACTTACAAGCACATACTGACCCAGTTTGATCGCAAGATTCGCAAGGCTGTTGAACTCGGTCAGTCGAATGTCTTTTTGCAGGTTCCAGGCTTTGTTATTGGGTTCCCCATGTACGATATCCGGCAGGCTTCCAACTACCTCAAGCGTCAACTTGAAAAACTGGGATATCACATTGTTCAGAGTGATAGTGAGTTTTTTTTAACTTGGGGGTCGGAGCCCGTGTACGAACCACCCCCAGTTGAACCACCGGTGACGGAGGATGTTGACTTCCCCACCTTTATCAACCTTCGCAAAATCGCGAATAAAATAGAGAACAAAAATCCAGGCAGACGGTAAATGGATGTCCTTGTGGAGGCGCGCAGGGAATACCTCCAAGTTCTCTACGAATGCATGGTCCCAGAGATGATTTCATCATTTTATCAGCTCTATCTCGAATCTGAAAAGATGATGAAGAATCAGGCGAATCGGCTCATTCAGTACCAGAAGTTTCTGAAGGAGATTAAGAATTGGAACAACTCGATTGTCAAGGAGCATACAGACGCAATGAAGAGAGAGTGCCCCTGGTTTGACGATCTGATGGTGGCTGTAATTGTCAGCAGCGTCAAGATCATGTCCTCTGTCCGCCTCACCAAAACCTCCAACAAGATTTCTCTCAACATTCCCAAATCAGAGGACTTTGTGCACGAGTGCTACAAGGCGGCAGCAGAGGATATCTACAACAAACCATACGTCATGTCCGAGCTGATGACGGATGACGAGCGAGAGGATGCTCTGTGGGATCGCGTCGCTGAGTGTACAGAGAAGGTTATAAAGAAGTATGTACCTCTTCAGCAGATTCTGGCGATGAACATTGCCTCTCCGACATCAACGTCCGACTTTGTCATCGATGATGGTCCAATTGAGGACAACGATGATCCAGATGTGCAGGAGGAGGGTCAAGAAGCTGAAATGACTGAAGATCCTCAGCAGGAGATGCCAATGGGTCATGAGGAGCCACAGCAGGGAATGCCAATGGGTCCTGAAGATGTCAAGAGCATCCCAGTATCAGCCGTCTATGCAGCCCCCACAAAACGATGATGATGTACTGTTCCCGGATGCACCCGAGAAAAACATTGCAAAACAGTAAATGGACCAGCTGCGAGATCCACTCATGGCTGCAGCTTTCGCAGCAGTCGCAACAGCGTTGTATATATATTTCAAAGCAAAACTGAACAACGAGTCAGTTCCCTCCAACTCCGTCTACATGAAGCCCGCCATCCTAAATGCAATACTCGTGTACTTTATCGTCTCGAACGGGTCGGGTA